AGGACCTACATCTGTAACATAACGTGGCAACAAATTGCATACTCTAAAAAGTTCGACCCATCTTTCATCGAAGTTCATATCTTTCAATTTATCAGCTATAACGTCTATAAAGAAAGTAGGCCAGTACCAATCGTGATTTGATACATCTGCTGCAATGGTAAATTTCCAGTCTCGAAGATCTGACTGAACTTGCATTCTTGTAGTGTGATGCGTTGAATACGAAAACTCATCAAACATTCTCGCTCTGACAGAAGTAGCGATAGGTGCCAACGCAGCGTTTAGTGCCCACGGTCCGCCCATGGCAGTTCTATTGCGTTCACGAGCAAATCCTTCAGGAACATCAAAGTCCATATTTGAAAAAGATTTATTGGAGGGTGAGAACGTACCTCTTTTTCCGCCAGAAATAGCAAAATCAAGGTCAGCCACAGGTCTGTCTTTAAATTTAAAAGTGTTATTTTTTGAGTTATAGGTAATGGTATCTGTTGACTGACGTCTATAAACACACCATACTGCTCCACCCATCGAATAGTTGTGAAACGCTTTATCGTAATCACCTTTAAGCATATCAGCGCCAGCGTCTAGTGCTCTCAGATGAGAGGTTTTTGCAAACTCCACTCTTGCCGACATATTAGAAGTGAAAAAAGGAATACAACTGGAAGACCCTTTCCTCATTTTCATTTTCACAGGCTCTAGATCCTCAAAGAAGAGTTCGACTATCGACTCCATGACATTTCTATGCCAAGGTTCGACGAACTCGTTAGCTAAGTTCTCTTTGGATCTAAGGAGTCTATTATCTGCCAGTGGATACGTGGCGTTAATCATTGGAAAACCATTAACATGACGCATGCCGTTAAAATCAGATCTTAGTCCATTTCCAAAAACTCTTCCGTCATTATCAACGTCAGGCGCAAATTGCATAAGATTTCTGGAAAGATTGTCTTTAAATTTGAGAAAGTTCAAATCATTGGAGAAGATTCCATAATCGACTTCGATTGGTCCTTCTCTAAACTTTTTGTCTCTATTAGACAAACCTTTCTTTGATTTAAAAAGAGAATCGCAAATTTTTTCTCCAGGTCTAAAAACTGGAGCGTTACTCACCTGGAAGCTCATCGGCGTCTGTTAGCACACCTGATGATGAATTCTCATCTTCATCAAAAAGAGTCGCATTATGATGTGAGGAACCAATAGATGATGATTCTTTTTCTGTCTCACGATATTGTCTGAGACTTTGGACAGGTGTCTTGACTGGTTCTTTGAACGTTCTATCAGTTATCGTATCGTCCATAGTACCCATATCTCGTTTACCAAGATCCTTAGGAGTATGTGCTACTAGACCGCTTTTGGCCAATTTTGATTGAATTTCTGTAAAATCCATCACATGAAATGCGGACACTGCAATATTCCAATCAGACTGATACACGAGATTGGGAACGGACATCACCACAGATGGCATCTCCGATAAAAGCTGCTCCGCATGACGAGTAAGAACCA